ATAATACACATTGTTTGTTTTTAATATCTTGTAGTACATCTTGTGGGATAGTATAATAAAATTGTTTAGTATTTTCCATCCTTACAAAATCATTTATAGGAGGACATGTTTGAGTCATATGTATTTGAATAGGATATACATATTTTTGATTTTGTTCTGTTTTAAATTGTAATCGTAATAAATCTCCTACAGGAGATTCCATTTGTCCAGTATGTGTAAAAACCATACTAATATTTATAGAGTTTAATTACCTTGAGTGACTGAGACTGAACAACCACCTATTGTTGCACAGGTTTGGCTGAGTGTATATGATTGTGCTGTGCCTCCTTGTTGAAGCATATATAAAGTAGTGGAATACGTTCCACTTAGTGTGACTGTGGCAGTATGTGTCGCACTTCCCTTTTGTATCATATCAACATCATTGTTACTATTATTGATTGTTAAATTAAGTGTTTTGTCTTGGTTGCTTTCTTGTCTTGTGTACACATCATTGTAATTACCGTAGATGTTAGTAATGTTTGAATGTTCGTGTCCTGAGTTGTTTGAACGTTGACTTCCTAAAAACTTATTGTTATCACCGTGAATATCTAATCGTGTAAAATGGCCGCCATACTCGTAATCATCAATTTCTAACACCGTCCCTGAACTTGTTACGTGATATCCTTGATAGAAGTCTACATCATTGCTATCACCCTGTATATGAAATTCAAATCTATCACCCCCACAGGATGATCCTTGATTACACGTTTGTACAATATTAAGATTATTGTAATCACCATCTAAATCTCCGCCCCAAGCAAGACCACTACCCCAAGCAGATGTGTACCCAATATATCCACCATTGCCTTGTTGTAATAAGTCAACCACATTATTAGTACCACCAATACTAAAATTTATTGTGTTATCATATCCTGCTTGTAAAATTTGTAAATCTAAATTGTCACCTGTTTGATCAAGTAAAACTTCATTGTCTTGTGCATTTGCTGTAGCAGGTATTAATAAAAACATACCCAATAAGATATAACCTAATACCAATAGTGGCGTATCTTTAGGTTCCATTTCGTTTAATCTTTCGTCTATGTTCATAATAGTATTTATTACTCTTGTGTTATTGTTATCCTAATTCCTTCACAATTATTAAGGCACATTACTGTATCGCCTAAATCTTTATCTCTTACTTCTATGTATCCTGCTTGTCCTTTTTTAATTTTTAGACTAGTGTAATTAGTACCTACTCTTAAGAAAAATACTTTACCATCAACATCGGGTATAATATTAAACTGGTTATCAGGTTGTACACCAAATCCTCTGTCTACTAATCTATCACTGCCTGTGCTTTCCTCTTCTTCTCCTAGAGCATCTGCTTCTTCCATAATCTCTAATAAATCCCTTAAGAAGTCAACATCTAAGAAATTTATATCTAATTCTGTAAATTCTAATTGTCGTTCTGCTTGTTCGTCTAAACCTTCAATTTCTAAAAGGTCTATGTCTAATCCGTTAAAGTCTAACAAGCCTCCATCACCTTTAAGTTGGTCTGCTTGTTCTTCTTCTGCCTGAACAATTTCATCAGGCTTACTAACAATAAACATATTGTCTATTTGGTTTAAATCCAAGTCTACTAATGTTACAGGTTGGGTTGGTGATTGTTCAAACGTACTTACCATTACAGCCTGAAAGGCTTCTTCTAATGTTACTGTTCCGCCATCATTAGTAACTGTTATACTTCCACTAGGCCTACAACCTTCTTCCAGTTTAACTTTATCATCACAGTTTGCATCTGGTAATAATATAACTAAACTTCTACCTAATTCGTCAACTGTGGTAGTAAAATCTGTACCTCTAATACCTATTACAGCCGTAGGTGTTTGTATTTGTATGTTCTCTTTTGGAACAAGGCCTAACCCACCAGTTGCAAATCTGGCTGTACCTTGTACAAAATTTAGTGCCATTTTACTTTTACTGGGATCTGGGTCATACACATATTCATCTATTTCCATATATGTATGTTCTGTTAAACTGACTTGCGTTTCGTCCACAAACTGTATTTTAAGTCTGCCATTTTCTGTTTCAACTTCGTCAAAACTAACTATGTCTGTTTGTAAGGTTGCTGTTAATTCTTCTCCTGAAAGCCTTACAATACTTCCAGCCTTTCCACTTTGCTCAATTACGCCGCCAATTGGCTCGGCGGCGTATGAGTTTCCTATTGCAATTAGTAAAACTGCGACTACGAATTTAGTCGGTTTGTTTAATACTAACTGAAGCATTTTCGCTGTCTATTTCGACATTAATTACGCCGTTACAAGCATTCGTACAAGTTGCAGTCATATCCTGAGTGAACTGGAAATCTCCATCACTACCTGTTATGTCTGTTGTAAGCATATGACCACTGTTTCCACTTTGCTTTGTAGCAAAGGCATTGTCATCACCTGTAATGTCAAAGTTCCATACAACATCGTCTGCATCTATTATGATGCCTACCATTGCACTTGAACCTGTACAGTTTGTGCCACAAGTGTCACCTGTTCCAGCCGCCGCCCAAACTTTGCTGTTTGTAAAACTAGTGTCAAAATCATTTCTGTCACCTAGTATTACTAAGTCAAAGTTTAAGTTTTCTGCTTGTGCGTTCTCACCTATTCCTATGTCAAATAAGTTACCGTCACCCTGAATGCTTGAAAGCATATCAGCATAATCGGCACTATTATCACCTACGTCAAAATCAAAGATGTTGCCATCTCCCAAGTTGTAAAAATCTAACACAGTTGAACCTGATCCGTCTAAAACAAGACTACCGAAGAAGTCATTGTTATCACCGTCCTGTATAAGGTCCAATATTATGTTATTACCGTTAAGTATCAAGTCACTGCCTTGTGTAGCATCACCTGATACTGTGTTACCTGTTCCTGCCTGTAAAATTGTTAAAACCAAGTTGTCACCTGTTTGGTCAAGTAAAACTTCGTTATCGTCAGCAAGTACTGGATTGAACATAAGTCCTATAAATGCGAAGACACCAACCGCTAAGTTTTTAATTATCTTCATTGTTTTTCTCCAATATTGGTTTATTATTCTTTAGAAGAACCCTCTTCCAAAGTGGTAATGAGTTTGGGTCTTTAGAAAATTGTTTTTCATCATCCTCGTCAGGAAGAACACCTGATTCTTTGAGACTCATCCAATATGCTTGTTCTTGTTCTGCAACTTGGCTGTCCCAATCCTCAGGATATACTATCTTCCAGTATCCTCTTTCATCACCCTGCTTTATAAGTTCTAACACCGCGGCTTCGATCGCCGATCTCACCGCAAATGTTACACTTTCGTTTTGTGTCATTCCGCTCTCAAGTTCCAACAGTTTGGTATCCATATCTAGAAATCTAAATACATCTCCTGCTTGTCCTGAACTTAGAACAGTTTTCTGTGTTTGCACATTTAATATCACTTCGCCTGTAAGTGTGGAAACGGCTCTTAATGATATAACTATGCTGTCTCTTCGATATTGGTTTGTTGTCCCAATACCCAAATATCTTGCCCCTGTACCTCCTGTTTCGACATTAGTGTCGTATCCTATGACACCACCTTCTAATATCATACCAGCAAATAACATTGGCTGTAGTTCTTGAAACTCATCTAATCCTGCCTGTTTGGCAGTCTCTGAACGAGTGCTTCGAACTATTTGTCTTTCTCTAACTAAGTTATCTAAACCTAGTCCTCTTTCAACTACTCTAAACCAAGTTCCTTTTGGATTCTCTCCTGAACCTGCCGCCTTTAGAGCGTCTACTAATAAACTTTTTGCGTCCTGCGTAACTGCTGTACTAAAACTAGCAACTCCGTCTTGACTTTTTCTTTGTCCTGTTCCATCACCAAATTGGTATATAGCAACCACAGGCATAACTTCAGCCGGTGGCAAATATCTTAATTTTCTATATGTGGGTAGTTCTACTTTGCTTGGTTCTTCAACACATTCAAGAAAGTCAGTCTGACACAGCTCATCGCCCGGAATGGCGATACTGGCACAACCACTTAAATATAAAACACCTACTAGTGCTATTAAAATATTTTTATTCATTAACCGCCCGATATTTGGCCTATGCCAATTGGTATTTCAATTTCAGTTATAGTTCCATCTGGATCTACAATAGTCATCACAATCACATCTAAGCCATCTGCATTTGTTGTTACAACATAAGTGACTGTGTTTCCTTCTATACTAAAAGAACCTTCCGTTGCACCTGTACATTCTACTACCGTTGCTGGATCACAAAACATACTATCAACGAGGCACTTAGAAATTTGACTGTAAATTCTGCTTTCCAAATTTCTAATAAACTTGTTAATTGTGCTGTTTTGATCTTCTCTTTCAGCCTGTTTTAAAGCCGCTTCAATGTCTGCTTTAATTTTATCCTTACGTGACTTTTCCTGATTTTCAATAGTTAAATAATGAGCACCTGTTCCTTGTCCGCTAAAACTAGGGTTTTTGAATTTAAATTTAATTTCGTCTGCTTGTAGACTAAAACTAAATATTGCTAATAAAAATGTTGTTGGTAATACTAATTTCATTTTTTCTTCCCTTCCTGTTTCGCTAGAGCTTCTTTCATTCTGGCTTGCTCTAATATTTTTTGTGTTGCTTTATATTCCAACACCACATTTACTTTTTGTTGTAAACGAATCATATCCTGATCTAACATACGAGTTTTATCTATAACTCTTATTAATGCAAAATGCATATCTTCTAATGCAGGATCTATATGTTCGCCAATAAAATTCCATATAAAATATATAAAGTAACCAAGTCCTACAGTCATTACAACTGGAAAACCAAAGTCTGAAATTAATTGACCTAAATCCATTAATCTCTCCTAGCATCAACCTTACCGTCCTCGACGAAGTTTTCTGCTCTTGCGATACGTTCGATATCTGGTCTTAATTCCAAAGCACTTGATACTAGCAAATCAATTTTCATCATTTCATTACTCATTGTACTTGCTCTGGCTTCTAAACTTTTACAAAAGATTGTTAAAGTTTTAACTTGGTCAACAATGCCTTCCATTATTTGTTTAATTACCAAAAAGATAAAAAAGCCCATTGCCATACTTCCAGCGATGGGGGCTCCTACCTCCGCTATTAATGTAAAGATATCTTCCATATTCGTTCCTGTGTTTGTTACTCTCTACTCGTATTTATCATTTTTTAAAGTAATGAATATGTAATCAAAAAAAAGGAGCACCTAAATGCTCCTCTTTTGTTAAGTTTTATTAAGTTTACATCATGTTTACTAAAACTTCAATAACCGCTTCTCCACCTTCACTAGAACCAATTGCTTTACCAATTATTCTACCTGCTGGAGCATTGTTATCTGCTTTAGCATGACCTTTAACACTTGAACTAACCATTAAGTCACCTTTAGCAACTGGTCCTGTAACTTTACAAGGAACCCTTCCTGCTAATGCAACATAATGTCCTTCTGCGTCGCTGTTCATCATATATGCTGGGTCTGTACTTATAACACCTGCTACTGCATGATGTGTATCTTGTTCACATGCTTCAACTTCTAAGTCTCCACCAAAACTAACTACATCACCTGGTGCTAAGTCTTCTGGTCCTGAGTATTTCTCAGCCAAATCCGCATATCTTGCCGATGTTGCTGTACCTTGGAAAAGGTTAGCAAAAACGTCACCACTACTATCACGTGCAACAACTTTACTTGCTGTTGCGGCTGTTGTGGCGTCTACGGCTACTGTGTCTGCCGCTACTGTTATATAAGAACCTGCACCAACATTTAATGTTGCGGCACCACTTGAAGCACCACCTGTTAAACCACTACCTGCTGTTACGGCTGTAATATCACCTGTTGTAGTTGAGTAACCATAACTTAGGATCTTGTCTTGAACCGCCGCCGATGTCATTAATGTTGTATCATTGTCTGCAAAAGACTCTGATCCAGTTTGTATTGCTGAACCACCAAAGTCACTAACTGCTAAGTCAGGTAATCTAGCACTTGCTAGTGTACCTGAGCCAATGTTACTTGCATTTGTAGTATCAGTTGTGGCTGAACTTGCCAGTCCACTAACTGCGCCACTGGCTATTGCTATATCTGTTGAACCTGCGGCTGTTATTTGACCTTGTGCATTAACTGTAAATGTTGCTACTGAGTCTGCATCACCATAACTTGCGGCTGTAACACCTGTGCTAGTAATACTAATTGCACCTGAACTTGCTGTTATACCAGTTGATCCAGTAATTAATCCTTGTATATCACTATTTGCTACTGATACTGCATCTGCGGCTACACTAATACCATAACCACCAATAACATTTAGTGTTACATCACCTGATGTGCCACCACCTGTCATACCAGCACCTGCTACAACACTTTCTATATCACCTGCGTCATTAGTGAAACTAATAACACCTGTGCCTGAGTCATAACTTAAATCTCCACTTACACTAATTGCTGATCTGGCTCTTGTGTCAGTATAATATAAATTTGTTGAACCTTCTGATACGTCATCTGTATCCATACTTGCATTAACATAAGCATCAACTCTAGCATTTGTATAGTAAAGGTTTGTTCCTTCATCAATGTCAGTTGTTAAAATACTTGCATTTACGTAAGCATCAACTCTAGCATTTGTATAGTAAAGGTTATCTCCTTCATCAATATCAGTTGTTAAAATACTATCGTTTACATAAGCATCAACTCTGGCATTTGTATAATAAAGGTTTGTTCCTTCTGAAACATCGGATGAGCTCGTTACTAAATTTAAGTATGTTGAACCATCATTAGTAAACTGCCATCTGTCAGTTGTTTCATTATACTTTAAGAATACATCAGCACTTGAACCTCTGTTTACTTGTAAACCAGCATCTTCGGTAGGGGAACCTGAGACGTCACTGTTTAGTATCATTAGATTGTCTGCTATACTTAAAGAACTTGTATTAACAATAGTTTGTGTACCTGAAACTGTTAAGTTTCCGCTTACTATAACATCTGCAAATGTTACATCACTTGATGTTGCAACTGCCTGTCCAATACTAAATTCACCTGACGAATATGTTACACCAGTACCACCACTTAGATAAGCATCCATGGCACTATTTGATCTAGCATCTGTATAGTATAAGTTAGTTGAACCTTCAGTTAGGTTGTCAGTTGTATTATTACCAATTGCTGTATTGGCATTTGTTTGTGCTCTTGCATCTGTAAAATAAAGGTTTGTTGAACCTTCTGATACGTCGTCAGTATCACCACTAAGTTCACTTAGTGCATCTTTTGTTTGTACTTGTGCATCTACATAACTCTTACTTGCGGCATCTGATGATGCTACAGGAGAACCAACATTATTAATTTGGTTACTGTTCATGTCTAAGTTACCAGCCTGTTGTGTTGCACCACCACCTGCTGTACTTATACTTTTACCTGCACTCATAACAACGTTGGATTTTAATTGAATATCTCCACCAGTTGTTAATTCAATGTCACCAGTACCTGCTGTAACAATACTAATGTTTTGGTTTGTATCAGCACTAATTTGAATAGTACCTGAACTGTCTGAAATAACTTGTTGTCCATTAACATAAAGCGATCCAGGACCAATAAATACGTCTTTCCAAACATTATCATTAGCACCTAAACTGTATGTATTATTTGCACTTGGTTCGAAGTTGGCCGCTAAACCAGTTCCACCTGCTGTTTTGTCAAAATAACCTTCGTTTAGATTAACTGTTACTGTACCTGAAGTACCACCGCCACTTAAAGCAGTTCCGGCTGTAACACCTTCTATGTCACCTGCGTCATTAGTAAAACTAATTACACCTGTGCTGTTGTCGTATGCTATATCGCCACTTGCACTAAACAAACCTCTAACATCCGAATTACTTAATTCTATATCATTTGCATTTGCTGTAATACCATATCCGCCAACAACGTTTAATGTTGCATCGCCTGATGTTGCATCGCCAGTTAAACCTGTACCTGCAACAATACCTGTAATATCGCCTTCACCTAATGCTGTAATTTCTGCATACTTGGCCAGTCTATGACCACCTGCTGTTGAGCCGTCATGGACGACGACCGTATTGTTTGTTGTATCGATAGTAATCTCACCCGCTAATCCGGTAAAACTACCGTGTTGCGTTGAGGTACCTCGACGTCTTTGAATTGCTGTTGCCATCTTTATCCCCTAAATTTATAAAAGCAATATTTGTTAATTGTATTTATCATTTATCGCAATATCCAATGTTCTAACTCATCATTTACATCTGCTATCTTGAGCCATTTATCATTGACATATTGTCCTTTATACATTACTACTGAACCTATCATTGCTACTCTTGTCCAGCCTCTTTTTAATCTTTGTGTATATTCTTGTTCTGTATTATATTGTGTATAGAATGGAGTGACTTCTATGTCATTTCCATCATCCATTGTTTCATATATTATGGCATTTTCTGGAAGTGTGAATGTAGGATCTAAACTTTTTACATAATAACTATGTAAAATACCTACATCATCTACCCATTCAACTACTTTAGTTTTTGTAGCAACTGGATTGCCGTCATCACCAACTTTATATTTGTTCTTCCAGGCATTCCAACCTGCATTACCTACAACTGCGGCATGTTTAACTACAACACCAATTACCGTGTCATTTCCATCTGCAATCTGTAATTTACCTGTTGCATCTAATGAAACAGTAAATCCATACCTATTTTCGTTTTTAGAGTTAAGATCTGCCCATTCAAATAGTTCTGCATATCCAACTTGATTAGAAAGGTAACCAGTTTCAGTATATACTGTGCCTTCACCATCTACTTTAAAAACATCTATACCTTTATCATCGTTCTTGTCGGTATGCACTTTAGCATTAAAAAAATTAAAATTATCTCTGGGTGCAGACCCAGTTTGCATGTTAATTAAATTACCACTAAAATGTTTACTACCTACATATGTATTTAAAACATCTCCATCTGCGTTTGTATGATTTAAATAAACTTTTGATCTTCTTTTATCTTTTACATCACCAAAAATTAAACTGCCATCGCCTGTAATATTAAATCCTTGTCTATTTTGTCTGCTTAAAGCTCTAAAACTAAAGGATTTTTCATCATCACCATCGCCCTCTACAATAAGCCCTCTAGTACTGTGAAGCCCACTTGATGGTAAAGGTGCTTCACTAGGATAATTTGACCTTATATGAACACTACCTGGGCCATATGCCTTTGGTGCTCTAATGCCTAACCCTATAGTGCCTGATCTGTTGACTGCTATATGTACTTTGTTTGAATCTTCAATTAAAAATCCATCCAGGTCAGAACTTAATCTAAAATTCTTTTCACCTGTTAAGTTTAATTCAGCTCTTTCCAGTTTTGCTTCTGTAGGTTGTGTAATCTTATTTTTTAATTCTTTAATACTTTGTTCTAAAGTATTGTTTATTTCATTTTTTATACTGCTTAAATCAACTTCTGATTCAGGTGCATCGATCTCTATGTTTAAAAGAGCTTCTTCTAATTGTTTTTGCACCTCTTTTTTTAATTCTTTTTTAAGTTCCGCTTTTAACTTTTTAAAATCTACTTCTTGAGATGTATTTTTAACTGTCTTTTTTGCTACCACTTTTTTATCTGTGGTTGTTGCAGGCTTTTTTGCTCTTGGCATGTGTATTCCTGTTATTTTAACTTACTATTGTTCTGTCTGTAATCCTGCGCCAGTTACTGCCATCGCTAAATGCCATGACTGGGCCGCCTGTTTCATCACTTACATAAATCATTTGTCCAGGTTGTGCGGCATTTGGTACTGTTGCTACTGTAAAACTATCTCCTGTAGGACCGTAAATATCATTTAAGTATTCAAAATCTCCAATAGCAGGAATGGTTCCTGATTCATTAACTGCACCATAGTCAATAGTAATTGTGGTGTTAGCAGTGATAAGTCCATAATCTGTAATTGGTTGGAATACTACGCCTTCAACAACACCACTTGAAGTTGTGCCACTAACCGTAGCATTTCCAAATGTTAAATCTCCAGCCAGTTTGGCATCAATGGCTGTATTTGCTCTGGCATCGGTATAATATAAATTACTACCTTCTGATAAATCACCTGTATCGTTATCATCTAGATCAACTTTGTTAGAAGTTTCTGCTTTCGTACTTCTATTTTTACTAACAGTTTTTAATTTACCGTCGTTACCTTTTCTTAAAACAACTTTGTCGTTACCTGTGCCTATTTCTATTTCATCAACAACTAGTTTTCTTTTAACACTAGTGTTTGCACTATCTGAAAAATCTATTTCATTGTCTGATGTTACACTGATGGATGTTGTACCAATATTGATAGTATTACCACTTAGATATAAGTCTCTCCATCTTTTTGCATCTGAACCTAAATCGTATGTAACATTAGCACTTGGTAAAATATGACTGCTTACTTCACCGTTAATAATGATGTTGTTAGAAACTTTACTTAACCCACCCTTAACCATATCGTTAATAGTGTAACCTGTCTCAACTGCACTTTGTTCACTGTTTTGAACTGCGTTCACAGTAACATTATCTTTTTGTGAACTGTTTCTTGGAATAACTTCCATGTCAACTGTTACAGTTCCATAAATTGTGCTTAATGTTTTAAAAGCAAAAATAAATCCTGCTGTAGTTGTTTCTTTGGTCCACAGTTGAGGATCTATGTATCTACTACCATTGTATTCTTCTTCGTAACTGGTAGACCAACTTAAATCAGGAAGTGTCTCACCACTTCTCAATGCTGTATTAAAATAAACTGTGTGAGTTTCACCAGCATTTTGAGCCGTAATACGTCCTACTACTTGATAGTTTTGACTTGTTCCATCTGGAATAATTGTTACAACTTTTTGGTATTCACCGTTAGTAAAGTAACTACCAGTTGAAGCACCAGTATACATCTGGTTGAACTTCATTATGTTTGAATTTGTAAACTCTTGATCCGTAAATGTTACTGTTCTGCCTTGTACTTTAAATACTTCATTTGTATTATTAGCATCGTAAATTTTAAATATAGGGTCTGAACCGGAACTGTTATCTCTCAGTCTTAATTGTGTGGCTGAACCGTTACTATGCTGTACATCTAAATATGCACCAGCAAATTTTAAACTTGGGTTGGTTCCTAGTCTTAAATTACCATTTACAAATAATTTCTCATTACTAGATGTTGAGCCGACGGAGACTGTGTCGTTGCTACTGTCTACAAATAATGTGCCAGAATCAACGTTCAAGTCTTTTAAAGTACTTCCTACACTTACCCAATTACCGTTATACACTTGTAAAGTTGAATTAGAACTATCTATGTATATATCACCAGTGGAGATATCGCTACTAGGCTGGGTACCTGTAGATATTTTTGTGCCACTATCAGTCTTTCCAATCTGAAACTCAGACTGAGTGGTCCCCTTAAAATTTCCAAAAATTGCCATACTTTATTATCCAGGTCAGTTCTAGAGTTGTGATAAGGACACCATGCCTTACGAACCCTAGTCTGTGTCCTCATGACCAATTCATGAGTGTCGACACAGTCTTCTCCGTCTACTTATATTTATCTTTTTATACTGTTTTAAGTGGTTTACTTAGTTCTTCCCAACTGGTTTCGAAATCTGAGTCACCATCTGCATAACCCATTACACCCAATTTATCATATTCAGGTATAAGTTCGTCCGTTAGTAGTCCTATTCTTTTTAGGTTGGGCATTATTCGACTGAATAATATGTCTTGAAATTGTGTTTGAAATATAAATTCTTTTTGATATGCTTCTGTTTGTTCTAAATCCATACCATATTTTTCCCAAACATCATATGCTCTTAATCTGTTTCTGCTTACAGTACAGGCCTCTAAGGCAAATTGTGCTCTGTCCTGGCGTTCTTCTTCTGTGAGTGTTTTTACATATTCTTCTAAATAGTTTACACCAAAGGTAACATGCCTTGCTTCATCTCTGATAATATATCCTACCATTTCTTTGTATACAGGATCGTTACTGGCATCTTTACTAGCCTGAAAGGCCGCAAGTGCTAGTCCTTCTATAACAATTTGCATACCAATAAACTTTAAATCCCATCTTGGATCAGTTAATATTTTGTCTAGTAATCCTTTTAGTGCTGTGCCTATAGGCCATGTTCGTTTAAGTCTTGTTTGCAGGTATTTGTTAAATGCTTCTACATGTCTTGCTTCATCGAATGTCTGTGAAGCCGCATATAGTTTGGCATTAAATGTAGGAGCACAACTGGCCAACTGACTTGCTACTAATAAAGCACCTTGTTCGCCATGTAAAAATTGGCTGATGCTCCATGCATTTAAGTCTCTGATAAATTCTAGTTTCTTTTCTTTATCCCATTCTGCATATACAGGATGTTTGCTCCATTGATTGTTTTCAAACTCAAATGCTTCTGTATCGATATCTGGAAACTCTGGTGTCCAGTCAACATCTACTTCTGCATTCCAGTTTAACTGTTTGCCTAATTCGTATAGTTTTTTAACACGATTGTCTTGTACTGTATAATCCCAATTATAAGTACCTGTTAGTGGAGTTTGAAATATTTCTACAATATCTGTGGGTTCAAGTCCGGTTGGATATTCGTCCTCATGAAGAATAACTTCCGTAGGAGTTTGACCTTTAATAATTTTCATAATAATATTTATCGATGTTTACGATGCAAACATCAGTTTTTAAACTAAGATTTCTATAACACCTGGTTGTGCATCAGTTTTACTAGTTATTGCTCTTCCCACTATTTGTAGAGGACTTAAATTATGTGACATAGCACCTACCATTGCATACCCTGGAGTATCACTAGCAATAAGTACATCGCCTTTGTTTACATTACCAATAACTTTACAAGGAACTCTTCCACGTAATGCTACTGCTACTACATGTTCGCCTTCACATTCTACATTCATTAAGTGGGCTGGATCTGTACTAACTACACCAACTGCTTTATAACTTCCTGCTTCGTCTGTCACAGTAACTTCATGATCTCCACCAAGTATCAAAACTGTTCCTGGTTCATAATCTGCATCTGCTACATAGTTCTCAGCCAAGTCAGCATATCTGGCCTGTGTTGCTGTACCCACAAAGAAGTTTGCATCAACATTACCACTAAAGTCTGCTGATGTCATACCTGTTAATGCTGTATCTAAATTTACTGTTGCACTACCACTACTTGCACCACCATTTAAATTTGTTCCTGCCACAACGGCTGTGATATCACCTACGTTTGTAGTAAAGCCTGAATCATTATTAAAATTACTTATTTTAATTTCACTTGCGGCTTTTCTGCTTTCAGTAGTTCCATTTTGTAAAATAAACTCTGTGGTACCTGAAATATCACCTGTCATGTCTGTGAGTTCACTAAAGTCAAGTGCTAAACTAACTGTACCTGAAGTACCACCTCCACTAAGTCCTACACCTGCTGTAACACCTTCAATGTCACCTGCATCATTTGTAAAACTAAATACTCCGGTGCTTGAATCATAACTAATATCACCACTAGCACTAAACAGGCCTCTAACACTGGTGTTTGCCAGTTCTAAACTTACTGTACCTGATGTGCCGCCTCCACTTAAACCAAATCCTGCTGTAACACCTTCAATATCACCTGCGTCATTTGTAAAACTGAATACACCACTACTTGCGTTGTAACTTAAATCGCCACCAGCACTAAATAATCCTCTGATGTCACTGTTTGCAACTTCTATATCATTTGCATTTGCTGTGATACCATAACCACCAGCAACATTTAGAGTTACTGTTCCACTTACGCCACCGCCAGTTAAACCGTCTCCGGCTTGTACACCTGATATATCGGCATCACTGTCTGTTGCAATAGTAATTGTGCTACCACTGTGAGTAACATCAATACCTGAACCGGCTGTGAATGTTAATAACCCACCACTTGTTATTTGCTGATTACCTGCACTATCTGTTGTAAACTGCCAGTTTGCAAAATTATCTGCACTTGTACTAATAACACCTGTACCACTATCGTAGCCAATTAAGCCAGAGCCTGTAATATGTGATCTAACTTCTGCTGGAGTAGGTCCTGTGTATGTAAATGTACCGTTAGTGTTATTGTAGGATAAACTACCGTCTCCACTGCCACTTACTACACTAAATTTTTCATATATAGAGGCTATGTTGGCATCTATTGTTAATGCTGTTGCAGTATTTGTAATTAATACATTACTACCTGCTTCTAAACCTTTTATAGCATGGAATGTATCTGCTCCAACTGTTCGTTGTCCAGCATATACTTCGAATGTGCTTGTTCCAGTTGTACCTACATTTGTGTAAGTTAAACTGCTATTGGCCTCTTCTGCTGAGCCAATACTGCTTGTTGGTGTAATTTGTTTTTTACTACCATTTACATATACCCAGGCTTCATTGCTATCTGTAAAGATTGCATTCTCTACTGATATATCTGTTGTTGGTATCAGTAAATTACCTGTAAATGTTTTTTGTCCTGCTAAACTTTGATCGCCTGTTGTTCTTATAACTGTGCTATCAACTTCTATGTCATTAGCATTTGCAGTAATACCATCTCCACCCACAACTGTGAATGTTCTACTAGTACTGATATCACCGCCACCTGTCAAACCATCACCTGCTGTTAGATTTACAGCAGTATGATCAACATATTGGTTAGCATTGTAATTTGTTAAATTTGTGATGTCAATTTCGCTTTCAATAAGCATGTTGTATGATGCTGAGCCATCATTACTGAATTGCCATCTGTCTGTTGTTTCGTTATATTTAAGGAATGAGTCCGTACCAGCACTACCTCTTTCAACAATTATTAAAGCATCACCACCACCTGCGGCTCCACTTCTCAATGTTATGTTACTGTCTTCTACAAATAAGTCCACCTGTGTGGCAGAGTTTATATTTGCTGTTACATTTAAATTTCCTTGGACTTCTAAATCTGTTGTAAATGTTTTTGCACCACCAATGCTTTGCGTTCCTGATGTTCTTACAACTGTGGTATCTACATCTATAACACCACTGGATAAATCTATGCCGTCACCACCACTAAAATGTGCTCTTACTTCACTGGCACTTGGTCCTGTGTAAGTAAATACACCATTACTGTAACTAAAACTTCCATCACCACCGGAATCTGTGGCACTAAACAATCCTTTAATATAAGTGTCGTCAGTAATAATATCGTTAGCATTTACAGTTATACCATTTCCGCCTACTACATTAAATGTTCTACTAGTAGTAATATCTCCACCACCAGTTAAACCTGCTCCTGCTGTGAGTGTTACGCCACTATGAGCAATATGTTCGTCTGCTACAAAATTTAATAAAGCATCATGATCTATAGCAACCTCACTTGCGGCTGAAATTCTGCCTTTTGTGTCTACAGTAAATTGTGCAACATCATTACTAGTACCATATGTACCTGCACTAACACCTGTATTTGCTAAAGTTGTAGCGATTGTTGAATTATCACCAGCATTTATAAAAGTTGTACTACCTGTTGCATCACCACTTAAATTTAATGTTACTGCACTTGTTAATGCATTGGCATTACTGGCTGTACCTGTTAGATTCCCTGTAAACCCTGTACCACCTATACTTCCGCCACCATCTATAATTATAGATTGGCCACTTGCTACAAATAAATTACCTTGTAGTCCTGGCTCAGCAACAATATTACCTCCATCAGCATAGCTCATATTTGAGAAAGTATCATTACTGTTAAAAGTTATCTTTGCAGTGGTATTTTGGCCATCTGAATTTATCACTAATTCATCTGATTGTAGATTATTGACCTTTACTGTATCCTCTTGTTGGACTACCTCACCTTCAATAGTAAGTTTTCCCTGGATTACTAATTCCTGATCTGCATTAATGTAAGTCTTTTTTGTTGCCATTTAGAAAATCCTATATTATAGAACTATTTATCTGTTTTTTGAATTTTGAAATTCAAGCCAAAAAAAGAGGCTCTAAAAGAGCCTCTTTAATTTTCCTGAAACGTTTCGGTTTACTGGAATGCAACGTTGGCTAAAGTAATAGCATCAACGTAATCTGCCGCGTTACCAAGAGATGAAGCAGTATTTGTAAGTTCTTTATAACCGTATCTGGTCATGAAACTTACTACTGGTTCAAATGTACTTGGATCCATTACTGGGCCTGTGCTCATTAATGGAATGTAAGGACAGTAGAATGCTGGAGCATCAGTTTCGCTTGATCCTTTGTAACCAACTAGTACTTTAGTACCGTCAGCCGCATAGTTATCAGCAAAAACTCTGATTGTTCCGTTTAATGTACCAACAAACTTAGTGTTTACTGGTGCTTCAAAAGAACCTTCAGTTGTTCTAGCAAAAGTAGAAGTTGACGCACTTTGTAGGATTGTCAATGCTTCTGGAGATACAACAATGTAGTTACCAGCGCCACGTCTTGTTCTAGCCGCGATTCTGTTAGCACTTCTGTTAATCTCAATTGCCAAAGCCGCGTGTCTGTCACCAACGTATACACTTTGTCCACTTAATGCACCAAAGTCTAAAGTTGTTCCAGCACCTGCAAGAGTTCTTAGTGAACCGATAATTTCTTGGTCGATTTCAACTACAATCTCTTGTGCTAAAGCCTGCATAATTTCTGCTTCGACGTCTACGCCGTGCATTGCTTCTGCATCTTGAGCCGCTTCGAATGTCCATCTAGCACTTAAACGTCTTGTCTTTGCTTCGACAGTTTCTTTTAAGATTTGGATTGACATTTTTCTACCAGCACTTCCTTCAGCAACTGCTGTTGCATCTGGAGAACCAGCATATGTACCAGCAAGTTTGAAAGGACTTAAAGCCTCGTCACCTGCTGTTGCTCCACCACCAGTTTCCGCATAACGTACTCTTAATGTATGGATTTGCCCTACTGGGCCAGTCATAGGTTGAACACCTACTAATTCGTTAGCGATAACAGAAGGCATAACCCTTCTAATTAACGGTAACATTACTTTGTTTAAAGTTGCTACTGAACCTGCTCCTGTGGAACCTGCAGTTGCGGCCTCTGACAAATGTCTCTTTGTATTTTCGAGGACCACATCTAATGAGGATTTTCTGTTTCCATCTAATCCTTCAAGCAAGGCTTCCTTAGTTGCGGACCAGTTGCTTTCAAATAAATCTGCCATTTCTAACTCCTATTTTATTTTGAAAGTCCGGCTAATTTACGAATCATATCTAATTCTACGATATCATTCGCACTTTTGTCATCGGCTTCTGCGTTTACCACAGTTGCCTTATTACCAGTGTGTTCACTAGTAACTGATTCTGACAACGTCTTCTTCACTCTAGGTGTATCTCCATCAATAACTGAAGGTAAGTACTTGTTAAAGGACTCTTCCAGTTTTTCTGTTTTTACACTTTCAAGTAAGTCTGACATAATTTCTTTCTTCTCTTTGCCTAGTGGGGCCATTAATTCGTTTAGTTTCTCTTTTCTTTCGAATCGATCTTCTGCAACTCTTAACTTAGATTCAGTTATTTTAACTGACTCATCTCTCTGCACAATTTCTTGCTTGGATTCGTTAAGTTTGGCTTCCATTTCAGCGATTTGTTTTTGTACTTTCTTGATTTCTTTTGCTTCATTCAGATAACTTACGTTAAATTCATTTGCAAATGCTTCAAAAATTCTACGACCGAAATCGTTCTCACGAGCCCTAGTGATGTCATCACGGAATGATTTAACTTCATTAACCATCGTTTTATTGATGATACTTTCCACTTTATCAGCGGCTTTCTTAATGAAATCTTTTTTCGCTTCAGCAAGTTGTTTTTTGCCTTCACGTACCATTTTGACTTTCTGTTCCACAAGTCCTTTTTTGTCTTCGTGGAATTCTGCTAGTTCACCAGCCAGTTGCTCTGCAACAAAATTATCTAATTTAGTTACATGCTCACCAACTCTGGTTCTATCTGCTCTAAGTTCTTTGACTTCGTTTGCTACTGCTTTAGTTACAAACTTATCTAAAACTTTGGCGTGCTCACTAATGGCTTTGTGATACTTAACACGATCGCCTGCAAGGGCCTCTTTCTCTAATGCAATTTCGGCTATTTCTGCTGAAACTTTTTCAGTAACGAATTTGTCCATTGCTTCAACAATCTGACTCTTGTCATGATCATATCGCTGTGCAAATTCTTCCCTTAGTTCCGCAGTCACTTCCTCTCTTGCTTCAGAGATTTTAGAGTTCCATGCTTCTTGAAGAGCCTCTTTAACATCAGATGTTAATTCAGCATTTTCAAGTAGATCTGTAAAATTCACTGCCATCGTAGTCTCCTACTTAATTTTAAGTTCGTTAATGAAGCCAGTGATCTGCTTCATCAAATGTCTTTCTGCTCTTTTATCGTGTGTTACTGCTTGAGCGGTCTCGAACATTTGAGCTCCGCCTCGCATATTAAATAAACTTTCATAGATTGTTTTAGGGTAGGCATCAGGTGCACTTGGTTGTGCCACAATGTCTACTGTTACTATATCGAAATCGGAAACTTTACCACTTTCATTAACATTTCCGGATCCTCTACTACTAACACCAAGTTGTGCGCCTGCCATTAACAATGCTCTTGCAATATTACCCATTGGTGTATCTATGATTTTTAATTTTCCTAAACCATCGCTACCATCTACAGACATGTCTGTAATGATATGGCTTACTCTATCTAAATTGATTTGTAGTTCTTCTGGATGGTCTAATTCGCCCATCACAGTTTCACCTTTACTCAATCTTTGTTTTACACTTTCAACAGCCTTATTAATTTCTTCTTTGGGATATACTCTACCATTTTGGTTTTTTACATCACCCTGAATAAATAAACCTTTCATACATAAATCTTTGCCGTCGTTAGACTCCACAATCAAGTTTGATTGAGCTGGACTCATATATTCATATAGTTTATTAGCCATTGAATTTCTCCTGTAAAACTTTAATACCTAATTAAACCTTTTTAGGTTCAACTTTAAGGTTGTCTGATCCGCCAGTGTCGGAAGGCTTGTTGTCGCCCATGTTTCCGTCGCCGCCGTCTTTAGCCTTAACAGGTTCGCCTGCACCTTCAACTTTTGATTTTGCTGGTGCTTTAGTCATTGGTGATTCGCTGTTATCTGACTCACCACCTTTAGGATCTGCTACTGCATCTTGTAATTTAGTTGCTTCTTCAACAACTTCATCTGACTCTTCAGCAATTTCTTCATCTAGGTCATATTCTACTGATTCTAGATCAAGCTCATCTGCCATTTCGTCTTCAACTTTTTCAGCGTCATCCATATCCATGTCGTCGCCTTCTTCGTCGTCTGCTAATAGTTTTTCAAATTCTGCTTTAAGGTCTTCTAACTCATCCTCTAAATGGTCAACTTTATCTTCTAGATCATCGTCACCCTTATCTTCGTCCTCGTCGCCCATTTCTTCCATTCCGGTTTCATCTGCTTCGATTTCTTCTTCGTCTGTTAGGATATCGTCTTCTAGATCGTTGCTTTGATCAATTACTTCATCAACTTCAACTTCTTCTGACTCTTCAACAGCATCTTCTTCAGATTCTTCTGATTCTTCAACTGCCTCTTCTTCGGATTCTTCTGCTTCTTCAACTGCTTCTTCTTCGGAAACGTCTTCGTCTAGAACTTTTTCATATTCTGTTCTTGCTTTTGCAACAACATACTCATGAAGCATTTCTTCCGCTTTTTCGTTTTCCTCAGCAAGGAGAAGTTCAAGAATTTCTTCTAATTTACTTCTTGATTCTGACATTGTGGTCTCCTTAAAAATTATTTACCATGCACAGGTACTCATACTTGTAGCACGGCTTGTTATTTACTTATGTAAACATGTGTTTTTTTGTGGGAAAGGCTGTGATTCTGAGTGATTTTGCTTATATCTGTGATTTTACTGAATATTTATAATCTTTTTGTAGTGTGTAATAAACTGTTATTACATCATTCCACCAGCACCCTGTGTTGGGTTAGCATACATAACTTTCTGAAACTTTGCATGTTCCAGCTCTTCTGCTTTCTTGATTTCTTTAGCCTTTCTGAGTTTACTGAGAGTCTCTAATGTCATCTTAGGAGTTCTAGTATCAGAAGCATTTCTCTTCTGAAATTCGTCAAACTCAGGGTTGTAAAACTCTACTAATCTCATTATAATGGTTCTCCAGCATCTAAATCAGTACCCCCTTCTGGTGGTATATCAGTATTTATCTCCGGTGCTCCTTCTGGAGGTATTCCTAAATCTAAATCAGCATTTGGATCTACGTTTACATCAGGCTCTGCTCTGACACCAACATTTTTAAGATCCAATGATCTGTTATCATCTATAAACTTCTCGTAACCGTTTTCACTACGCCATAGTTGTTCATTGTCTTTGATTTCGTCTTCACTAAGTCCCAAATATTTTCTGAGCTTAAATTGGTTACTTAGGAATGGAGTAGCCGCCAATGTGTTAAACAGGTTAGCTCTTTCTGTATCCAGTTGTAGATCCCTGTAACTACTGAAGTTCATTGGTTTGTTTAGAGTAATATAAAAATCTCCGTTGTCCATTTCTATACCACGGTACTTCAGGAACATTTTGAATTCATTATCCATATCTTCCTGAATCTGTTTTTGTAATCTTTCCACATATCTGGCAAATCTGTATTCCTGAATATATGCAATACCCACTTTACCATCATTATAAACACTACTTCCATCTTCTGGACCGGTAGGCAGGTAACTGCTAGGTACTCTGAGACCTCTTAATAGTTTATTATTAAAGTATCTTAAATCGTCTATTTGACCCAAGTTTTCACCACCTGGTAGTGTATCAACTTTACTTCCTCTGCCTTCTGCTGTGGTGGCAAAGAAATAATCTTCCAACATACTCATTGGATTATAGGCACTATCGGCAACACTGGAACCATCTGATTTTTTATTAGGTACACGTTTTTGCTGTACTTCGTATTTTACTTGTTCCAAATACTGTCTTGCTTTGTGAGGTGGCATATTACCAACGTCAATAAAGAACACACGTCTTTCTGGTGCTCTGTGTACCCTGTATATAATAATTGAGTCTTCTAATAGTTCTTTTTGTTTAAAAACCTTAAAAATTGGTTCTAATATGCTTACACCAAAAGGCCAACTATGATCCATGCCTTCTGTTAAACTAACATGTACAACATGTTTGGCATCTACAGGTGTTCCCTGATCTACACCGTCCATGGCACCTGTCATATAATTATTAGATTTGCTATTAACTGTACTGAATCCACTTGTTAGTCCGCCACCTGAGCCGTAAGGTCTGCTGTGAATAGGTGCTACGTCTGTTGCAACTAGTTGTTCAAAGTTAGGTTGTAAGTTTTTAATAAAATATGTCTGTATCTTTTTGCCATCGCTTTCATTTACAATTACTTTTTCAATGTTAGCAGGGTCTATCCAGTACAACTTGTATGTTTCAGGGTCTCTGATAAAAAACTGATCACCGTATTTAATTGTGCTACGGAATATTCTGTATGCTCTTTTGTGCATTTCGTTCATTCTGCACCATTGTGTTAGAGTCTTACTTAAAATTTTGTTTTCTGTATCTGAAGGATCTGTATTCCAGTTGATTTCAAAAGGTAAACCAGTGTATTCGTCTTCCTGAGTACCGAATTCTGCAATAGTATCCAATGCACTATTAATTTCCAGGTCAGTATCCATTTGATCATACTGAATATATCGCATGAGTCTGTTAGGAGAACCTGCATATACTTCAGGTAACCAACTAGCATATCTGCTTGTAGCCGCACCAGGCCCGCCTTCGCTACTGCGATCACCTGTTACGTTTAATGGTAAACCACTGTTGTCTACCGATGTGAAATGTTTTCTCCAGCTCATAAAAAATCCTTTAACTTATACTACACTATTTATCCCAAAATGTCAAGTATATGTTTTATTTAGATAGAGTTAGATATTAGGAAAGTTCTTTTGTATTAGCATCTATAGAGTTTAGAAGTTTTTTGGCTGTTTTATTTTCTACTAAAATTTGTGTTAGAATTTTGGCTTCATCACTTAAATCATTTATTCTGTGTGCATCTTGGCTATTCATACCACCTTTATTCGCCGTTCTATTTGCAATATCTTCAATAGCATGATATTTAATTCTGTTTATGTTAGGTTGTTGTGGTTGTGCTGTTTGTACATATTGAACATTTCCACTGGAATCTTGTACTGCAATAGTCCCAGGAGGTTGGTTAACTTTAGCATCTTTTTCATCTAAATTGCTACCAATTTTTTCACCGGCAAAGTTACCTATTAAGCCTCCTATGGCCGCACCAAGCAATGTACCTACTACAGGAACTACTGAACCTATTGCCGCTCCTATGGCCGCACCACCAAGTCCACCTGTTAGTCCACCAATATTTTCTTTAGTTGCTCCGCCGTCTGTTCCTGCGACTATATCAAATCCATCTTTAAGAATCATTCCTCCAACAAGATATGGTGTGGCTCGAGTTGCCATAGTACCTGCTGTTGCCAGAAATCCGGCTCCGCGGGTAAGACCACCACCTGCACCTCTCATTGGACCCATAAAGGAGCCGCCCATTGCCATTGCATTTAGACGGGTCATTAATATGCCAAACTGAGTAGTCATCATGGTTGAGAAACCTGTCCACCAAGTTGCCTGACTAGCCGTCATACTTGCACTAGAACTAAAGAACATACCTGCTATACCTGTTGCTAATGCTCTCATGGCTACTTTACCTGCAAACAGACCTAACAACACAGTACTTAAATATGCACCCTGTGAACTGAAAAGTGTCTTAAAGCCAACTACTAGGGCATCGCCAATTGCAGATAAAACTATGGGGACTATAAAGGCAATACTTTCTTTAATATAATTTGTTATACCACCCATTATGTCTATATTGTTATTTTTATCCAGAAATCCATCCAGAACATCTCCAACAAATTCAGCAAATCTTTCACCTAATGCCGAGAAAGTATCTAAGAATTTTTGGATTCCGTTTTCTAAACTGTTAGGACCACCGCCACCTAGTTTTTTTATAAAATTGCCTATTGCCTCACCAACTAAGTTACCTATTTTTCCTACTCTCTTAGCAAAATCATCTAAAACACCATTTCTTTTTTTATCACTGTTTATAAATGAGGTAAAACTTTCACCAAGGGAGCCAACCAGAGCTGTTTGGAAAACACTAGCCGTTCCTATAATTCTTTTAAAACTATTCCTGATCTGGTTTAATGCGTCTTGTACTTCACTATACAGTCTGTCACCCATGCCGGCCTGTTCGGCCAGTTTGGCAAAATTGGCCGCGGCAATTTCTGCATTACGAGAACTTTCAATTAAAGCACGAGTGGGGCCTTGTAAATCACCACCAACTTCACTTGCCAATAAAGCCTGTATTTTACCATTTCTATCTATTGTTGAAAACGTACCTAAAATACTGTTTAGGTAATTTGGTACATCATCTAGTGTTATAGCACCATTTCTAATACTCAACCCTATATCAGTCAAGGCAGAATAGGCCTCAGGATTATTAGGAAGTATTCTGTTAAGGAAATCACTGGCACCAGTTGCTCCCACCGAGGCCACTTCTAAAATACCCTGTATAAATTGATCATCTATTCCAGAACTCTGCAATCCTGCAACTAAATTTGTTAATGCTGATTGAACTTCAGGCCCTCTCTGGCCCATTTGCATTATTAAAGACTGAATACTCTGGTTGCTAGACAGCAAACCCATTGCTCCTTGTCTTAATTCATCTGTGCTAACACCCAATGCTGTAGAAAATAACCTTAACTGTTTTATAGACTCCACAGACCTACGAACATTAGCCTGATCCATCATCTGGTCTCTGTTTAAAATTCTGCTTCTGAATTCCTGATCTTCCTGGAATAACTGTACAGCGTCGTCCAGGGTTACACCAAAATCTGCACCATAATTTGTAAGCTCTAAAAATTGTTTACCGAGGTCAGTAAAACGGGTTTGTCCTAAAACTGCGGCTGATCTAGAAAATGTTTGTAAAACTTGAGTAGCCTGGTCAACTGTTAAACCCATTCTATTTAAGGCATTAATATTGTCAATGGTTGTTTTTATACCTTCACCGGTCACATCGCCAAAGGCTTGACCTACATCAGTTAAACTATTAAGAGCGTTACCTGTATTGCCCACACTGGCTACTAGATATCCACCTGTGATTGTGCCAAAAGACATCAAACTTTTAACAACAAAATCAAATGCATTTAGAGTAAATGTAAAGTCTTTACTAAGAGCTACCATTGTTTTGCTTAACTGGTTAGTCTTTACCCTTAGGTCGTCAGCAGATTCAGTGAATTTTTTATCTAGCTCTGATACAGCATCAGAGGCACCGTCAACAGTTTGGGATAAATCAACCAATGACTCTTTTGCTTCTTTGGTTTCTTCTTTTGTTGAGTCTGATTTTTTCTCTAAAGTTTTAATTAATTCGTCTAATGCTTCACTCTGCTTGTTGCTATCTTGCATCTTTCTGGCTACTGCCATTAGATATTTGTCTAGATTTGTTTTTAATTTTACATTATTTTTTAACAACTCCTGCAGAGTACTGTCCATTGCTAATGGGGGTATGAAAACTGATCCTCTGTTGGATCCTTCTTCTGGAAGCTCGAATTCTATTCTTTTATCTCTGTCAGCCAACCGGTTTCTCCATAAAGTACGTATTTTATGATGATAAATATTATCTGATAAAACACTTATATGTATTTATCATTTTAATTAACAGGAGTTTTAATATGTCCAATACACAAAACCCATTAGCAGGTCACTTTAGGACACCAAAATTATATACTAGTTTACCAAGTCAAGGTAAATTTTATGACGAAACTATAATAAATTTACCCAGCACAGGTGAATTACCAGTTTATCCCATGACGGCTAAAGATGAGATCATGATGAAAAATCCTGATGCTTTGCTAAATGGTGAAGCAGTAGCTCAAGTAATAGCCAGTTGCATACCTAACATCATAGCACCCAGAATGCTAATTGCTAATGATGTTGATGCACTACTAGTTGCTATACAGGGTGCTACATTCGGAGATGAATTAGATGTAGGAGCACCATGCCCACAATGTGGAGAGAATGCATCTGCTATAATAAGCACAGAAGCAATTTTATCCAATATGGACACACTTAATGATACTTACCAGTTCAATACAGACTCTGGTCTATTAATTTCTATGGTTCCTTTTAGTTATGAAACTGCTGTAAAGGCAGGCGTTGCCAATTTTAGAAGTGAAAGAAGTTTACAATCGATTGCAAATATAGATGATGAATTAGAAAAAATTAAAGCATTTAATACTAATTTTATAGAACTTGCAAATTTAAACTTTGATATTTTAGTAGATTGTGTTAATACTATTTCTATTCCTCCTTCTGAAGGAGAAAACGAGCCTGTTGTAGTTAAAGACAAATTACATATTCAGGAGTTTTTAGAAAACTGTGATGCCTCTATAGGCAAAGAACTAGAGAAGTTTATTACTGACATGGGCGATAAAGGTATCCAAAAACGTATGCAATTAACATGCGAACCCTGTAGTGAAAAATTACCAGAAGGAGACGAGTTTACATTTGAAAGTGCTGTAAACTTTAATACTGTAAATTTTTTCACGGCTTCCTAGCTCGTGCAGAGCCTGAAGAGGTAGTGGCTTACCTTAGGAAGCTCAATGAAGATACTGAAGCCATTAATAAAGAAGTAACTGAGATGGTTATCTATGCACAAGGCAGTTTAACAATGAGTGATGTTTGGAGTATGAGTTTACCTCAAAGACAACTAACTGCAAAAATTATTAATAACTTTTTCAAGGCGAAGTCAGGAAAACCTGCTAGTGAAGACATGTAATGAGTTGGTTTTATAAAGACAAAGAAGTTACAACACTACCAAACGATTGTGAGGCATTTGTATATCTAATCACAAACCTAACTAACGACAAAAAATATGTTGGCAAAAAGTTAGCAAAATTTAAAACAACTAAACCTCCTCTTAAAGGAAAAAAGAACAAACGTCGTGGCACAAAAGAAAGTGACTGGCGTACTTATTGGGGGAGTTCAGATCATTTAAATGCTGATGTGATAGAACTAGGAGAGGACAAGTTTCGTAGAGAAATACTATACTATTGCCCTAGCCGAGGAGTAGCAAGTTACATAGAAGCCCGAGAGCAATTTGAAAGGCGAGTACTTGAAACTGACGACTATTATAATGGAATCATCAACGTCAGAATAGGTGGTTCAAAAATCCTTAAAGAGACATTAAAAACCTTATAAGTAGGTGTGTTAAAACGAAAGTTAGAACACAATCACATCAGGGCATAATACAGGCACACATAGGTCCATACACCACCCCATCGAGGCTGATAATATCGATTACTTTGACAATCCGGCAATGCAAACACCCGGTGCGAGATTCTAGTATGTATGGCGTTAAATGAAATACAGACAAACGACAAACAGTATTAAAAGATACAGGCTCTGAGATAGCAACCTGTTAGCCACAAAACCGAACTCATCCAGGTAATGTGGTTCCCGTGAGATACCAGTGACGGTAGTGTAAGGGGGGACAAGGCTCACCGCCTCCTAGTAGCACCCGAGATTGAGATGATGATGCCATCACATGATGACTCATTCTTCACCTTTATAGGTGAATTATGACTTCACCATACATGATAACGGCTTTAAAAAAAATTACAAACAAATGAATGAGTTGAGTGAAACGAAACGATTGAATGTAGTTTGTAAAGACACGAAGTGTCTATATACATTTCCAACTATGTAAATATTTGTGTTTTGCCAGTATTTCTACTATGTTGTCAGGCATATCAATAAGTTCTCCCAACAATAAATTACCCACAGTTAATCTTTTATCATTAAAATCATACGGCATTTTTTCCTGCACCTTAGTATAAAAGTTAAACATTCTACGCATCTGAGTATTCTGTTTGCTTACAGTATTATAAACGCCTTGGCCAAACCACATAAACAATGTATTACGCATCAGAGTAGTGCATTCTACTTGTTCAGGTGTAATATCTAAATCGTTGTCCAGATATATTGAATAAAATGATTTACCCACATGTGGATATGCCATGTATAACTTTCCGGGTTCTCGTGTAATCGTAAAGTGTTTAAGTGCAGACTCTGGTAAAGGTACACCAGCATCGCCATCGCACATAAAATAAATTGTTGAGCTGTTGAGTTTGTTTTGTAAAAATTCTAAATGATGTATTCTGCTGTTAAAGTTTCTGAGTTCCTGATGCAATTCGGGGTCGTTTTGTTCTGCAAAATCATGAAGTTCCACAAACTCACTGTGTAAGACATTTAAATCGTCTCCTAGATCCTTGTCAGGTAGTCTGGTTGCTACAAAATTCTTAATTTTATCCAGTTCAGTAACAATGTCTTGTTCTGTTTCACCAAATCCATAAAATTCTTTTCTGCTGATTATATTATTGGCTTGTTGTTTCATTCTGTCATAAAACAATCTGCCGTGGTCTGTGTCATATATTCTATATGTCAGTTTGTGAGACTTGTTTTCACCAAAATATACATCAATTAACATAGTCTGTGTCAGTATTATATGCTGTAAACCCGCCCTCTTTTACTACAGTTAATACATTGTTTACTCTGCCCACAAGTTCTTCTTTGTGGGAAATTAACATGATATTTTTGCCTTGTTCACGATGCATTTTTTTAAGTACTGCAAGAGCATTTTCTACACCCATTGTATCCATACCTGAATCCACAAGTTCGTCAATACATAACAGGTTCATAGGCCTGTTTAAACTTTCATACATGTCTCTAAATGCCCAACTTAAACCTAAGATAAGTCTGTTACGCTCTCCACGACTTAAATTATCAAAGTCTAAATCTCTACCGTATTCAGTAATCTCAACACTAAGGTCACTACTAAACTTAACATCATGTGGCAAGCCTAATTTTTCCAGATAAAATGCTAATCTGTGATTTAAGTATGCAATGTTTTGGTCTATAATCTTTTTACGGATAAAACTGTCTTTGCTGGTTAATAGTTTATATAAAAATTCTTGATGTTCCTGCAAGTGTGTGAGTTCATTCATAGTCTCAAAACTTATTTCTTGTATTCCAGTTCTTGTCAAACTGTCTATCTGTTCTAAATAGGGATTTTCATCCTGTGCCTTTTCCTCAAGTTGTGACATCATGGTTTCCACATTGTGTTTGTGTTGTAAGGCGTCCTCGATATTACTATATGATGTAACAGGAACTTCAGGCATGTCTCCAAAATCTGTGAGACTTTCTTCTAAACCATTAACTCTTTGGAATAAATCGTCATAATACGTTTGTTCAGTATCAATTTTTATTTTTAAGTCTTGTGTATATTCTTCGTGTGTATCTAAATGTGACGTAGGTTGCTCACATGCTGGGCAAACACCTGCTTCGGCACTTGCAAGATTGCTTCTTAATTCGTCTATTTTTTCTAAACTTCTGTCTAACGAAATTTTTGTTCTGTTGAGTTCCTGCTCTGCAATATTTTTTGCTTGTTGCTGTTCTTTTAGAGTGGTTTTTATTTTATGTTTGTCTAATTCTTCGTCAATATTAATAGTTTCTAAACTCACAATAGCATTACCAAGCTCTTCTATTTTTAAGTTTTTGTTGGCTTCCCAAGCCTTACCGCGACTTTCTATTTCAGCAATATTTTTTTCTATACGTTTATTGCTTTCTTCAACAGCATTTATACGAATTTCTTCTTCTTTTATTGAATCTCTAGTATTTTTTTGCCTTTCTTTTAACACTTCTGCTTTACGAGATAACTCAGTTATACCCAGTAATTGCTCTATCATATCCCTTTGATCGTTGTTTTTCATGCTCAGGAAAGGCTCAGTATAAGTGTTTAGTGCAATTAAATGCTTAAACATATTATGTGGAAAGCCTATTATTCGCTCAATTTCTTTCTGTGTTTCTCTGCTGTCGCCTTGTTGTTCACCATCTAATGCATCTTGGCCATCAATATAAAATTTAAGTATATTAGGACGTCTGCCACGTTCTATCCTGTATTGTTTGCCTTTTATTTCAAACTCTACAGTAACAATCATGCCTTTGCCATTAGTTTTGTTTATGAGATTATCTTTACGAATGTTTGTTAGTGCATCTCCATACAATGCATAACTGAGTGCATTTATTATAGTAGTTTTACCAGTACCGTTTCTGCTACCGTCTCCACCCATGTCTAAATTATGACCCAGTACAAGTGTAAGTTGGCAGTTATCAAAATTAACTGCCTGTGTGTTATTGCCAACACTCATAAAGTTTTTTGCTGATACGTTTTTAATCTTTAACACTATTCAATCTCTATGCTGTTATAAATGTTTATTAATTGTTCTTTTTCTACTGTTTTACTTTCTATTGTTTCTAATTGTTGTATAACAATTTGGTCAACACTTTCGAAACTAATTTCTCCGCCTTCAAATTCTTCTTCTTCCTTTACAGGCAATAATTGGAGTTCACGTACTTTGTATTGCTCTGCAAACTTCTCTCTGATAAAGTTTGCTTCTTCATAACTAATATTGATGTCCAATTTAACTCTAGCATAAGTATATTCGTCTAATAAATTTTGGTGATCATCCAATAACTGTTTTAGTGTAAAAACTCTGTACTTGGGACACTCAGTCCAATTTACATATTGAGGCTCTTGACCCCATGTTAGGAACATTGCGCCACGTTCGTCATCGTCCACATCTGCGTAATTGTGTGGGAAAGAATTACCAATATAATGTATATTATTTTTATATTGACGTTTGTGGAAATGACCACTAAACACATATTCAGGACCACTCAACATTTTGTCATTAATGCCTCCGTGGTCGGGCATTTCTACCATTGCATTCATTTTAAAGTAGGGTAACTCAAAATGTCCAAACATATATTTGACATCCATTTTTGCTACCTGTTTGTGTTCATCGCCCACTAGCCAAGGTATAATAGCAACATTATCTTGTAGGAAATGCTCATCTACCATAACAAAATTAGATAGATCTCTAGCATACTCTATACTATTTAAATCACGTTTTTCTCTGTAATATAAATCATGATTTCCTGTTATAAAGTAAACAGTTTCAAATGCTTCATTAATTTTCTTAAGGTCCTTTATAGTTGCATTCATTGTTGCAACATTAACACTTGCTCTATGATGATGCCAGTCTCCTAGGAATATACATGTTTCTGCATTTCTGGCTTTTGCTTCCGCAATAAACCAATCCACATACCTGGCACAATCTTCTAAATGTAAACGGCTGTTCTGTTTTAATCCGTAATGAATATCCGTGAAGCATGCCGCTGTTTTAAACAGTTGGGACATATGTATTAAGTGTTTATATCTGTTTGATTCGCTTGTTCACGAATGATTCTCATCTCGTTCTCATGCTGTATCTGTCTGCCATAACTTGGTAAGTGTCCTTGCTCAATCAGTATATCGTCTCTGATAGTTTGGTTTCTTTTTTCCAAATTAAGTATTCGTGTAAAACTGTTATTAACTGCGGCTGTATAATATGCAAAAGGGTTGTCTGATTTCATTTCGTTAAACTGTAAGCCGATGTAACTTAATTGTACTAATGCTTGTCCTCTCATTTCATCAATGTAAGTATACCCTCTCCAATTTGCTCTGTGGGAATATCTTTCTACAAGTTTTAAAAACATATGACCTAACTTGTTAGTAATTTTACCGTGTTTACAATTAAATTGACCATTGCTTAAACCACCTTCCCAATGACTTCTGGATACTTCTTTAACCTCGTCACTAACATATGCATAATGCTTAAATGGAGGAAAATTTACTTTTGCTAAAAACTCTGCTTCAGTTTTAGGATTTTTCTTTCTGCCTGGCTCTTCAGGAATATGTTCCATAGTCATAACACGAAACACTAAATCCTCTACAGGAATACTTTTAGGGTCTACAGCAAATTGTTTTTGCTTGGGCTTGTTCTTATAATCCTTAGGGTCATGAACTGCCATTGCGGCCTGATATCCTTCAGATTGCATCTTTGATGCTCTATTTTCTCTTGCGGCTTTTATACTATTTCTGTTTATTTTTTTAACATCTTGCAGTATAATATCGAATTCAGAGTATTTTTCGTCTGCTAACCAGCAGAATGTCATTTTACTTTTGTGAATTTCTTTTAGAATATCTTTATTATTAAGATAATTTACTTTTTTAGGCTGTGCCATTAATAACTCTCCTCAAAATTATAATTCATTTATATTGTTAGTATTATACACAGTCTTTAGTGTATGTCAATAAGTATTTATAAAAAGCGGCCAATTAAAATATGTTTTAATGAAAACGATAAATACTAGTACAGGAGATAAAATGTCAAAATTTTTTAAATCAGTTAATAGCAAAATTAATAACAAAATCGGCAAAGAGATGGGTAAACTTGATCCCAGGTTACAATCCATTGTGGGTGCTTTTTTTCCTGGTTTAGGCGGCGGAATAGAAAACTATAAAGATAATGCTTTCATGGACTTGTTAGCAAACCGTTCTGCTACACTACAACAACAAGTAGCAAATTCAGGCCTAATATCAGTAAAAGATCAAGCAGGTGCAAAACCTAGGAATGTTGACTGGCGAGCAAGACTACGGCCTAAAAATGCAGGAAAAGACTCTATATATGGAACAGAAAACGACCCTAACAGTTTATTAGCACCACTTAAAAAAAGAGGTGGATTGATTTGGCAAGAGACACCACTTATCTTCTTGGCTGGTTTAAACGAATACAATGAGCATTTAGCACATGGTATGAATTATCCTGTGGTAACTTATAATTATAGTAGACCGCCTATGCTACCTGTTACAGCAGATTTTTTTGCAAATGATATTTATGAAGCTCAATATCTTTTAGCAATAATACATTTCTGCAGATCGGTTACAAAATCCTATTTTGGAGAAAGTGCAATAGAGAACGGTAGATATGGTACACCACCGCCAGTGTTAATATTTGAGTACATGGGCGATCACGGATTTAACAAAGTTCCTGTAGTTGTTAGAGACTATAACTTACAACTTCCTAATGATGTAGACTATATTCCTGTAAAATCAAAGATACCTGGTGAGACTGGAGAACAAACTACTTATGTTCCTGTTAGATTTAACCTACAGATTAACTTAACACCAGCATACACACCTAAGAAAGTCAGAAAAGAATTTGATCTGGATGCTCTAAGAAGTGGAAAAAATTACAAGAAAGGATTTATTTAATGTCTAAGTATAACAAAAACTCATTTATTAAAAGCCCAAGAATTTTTGACAAGAAGTTTTTGGATTTAAATACTCTGCCTAAAATTGTGCAAAGCAATGGTGATGCAGTATACACTATAGAACCTGATTACGATGAAAGACCTGATGTGTTAGCAGATAAACTATACGGTTCTTCAGAACTGTGGTGGGTATTTGCATTAAGAAATCCAGATGTACTGTATGACCCAATAAGAGATTTTAAAACAGGTGTAGATATTATATTACCGTCTGAAAGTGCTGTACAAAGAGTTGTGAGGAACTAACATGCGTGGTGGTTACGGAGAAGAATTTAATTTAGATGACTTGATAGGACAGAAAAATCAAGCATATAAATTGCAATCCGAATCATATGATCTGCTTTTAAATGCCTATAAACAACAAACTTCGGCCTATGGAGAAGTTAATGAGGCATACAAAAAACTTAATAGCACGTCATCAATGGATGATATTAATTCATTTCTACAAAAACAAAATGAAAATTTTAAACTTTTAAGTAACGAACAAATATTAGAGATAAGAAACAATTTCAATAATAATTTTGGTGACTCCATTGCCAACAACTTACTTGATGATATTGACACAACAGATGAAGATGCAGTATCGGCTGTAAGAGATGGGAAATACTTACCAAACAGAGTAAACGAAAATATACTAGATAGTTATGCCACACCTAACTACCATTTAAGACTTTTTATGATGGAAAGAAACTGGGTTAACTCAATGCGTAATCAGGAAGTTCCAGATGAAAAAAGCTCAATTAAATATGAAATAGATCTTCCAGAAGAAGCAGAGAAAATAGTAGTAATAGCAGAAACTAGTGCTACAGATATCACAATAGATAATATGGATATAGAACACTTCCTATCAGAACCAGTAAAAGGAAAAACAACTAGTGTTGGTACTAGTGTTGGATTTACTTTAACTGAACCTGGTAGTGTAAGTTTACTGGATAGGTTAGCGGCCGCTAAAGCATACTTGGGTTACACAAACACTGGTTCATTTGAACCTACAAATAAGAACCAAGAAGCAGTAATCACAGGTGGCGGACTAGTGCCTTTTTATTTAGAAGTTACTTTTAAAGGTTATCCAGATGACCCAAGTGGAGATGAACCAAATGGAAAAGCAGACCCAGAGCAAATTGGTAGAAAATTTATATATGAACTAGCATATCTTAAATTTGATATGGATATACAACCACAAGGAACCACATATAATTGTACTGCCCATATTGGGCAAGATGTTGCTAGATTCCCTGAGTATACATTATTAAAAGAAGAAATAGTAATTGAAGGAGACACTATATCATCTCTATTATTTAGTTTGCAGAATAGATTGAACTCTGTTCAGAATGATTTAGTTTCAGAAGGTAATCCAGCAAAAACAGAATTTAGGATTAATTTTAATAATATTTTTAGGCCTGAGGTATGGAATGAAGATCCAGAAACTGGAGAACAATTTGATAAAAATGGTAATTTAATCACATACAAAGATACACTTGACTACATAGGTGACAAACTGTTTATTGATCCAGAAAAAGTAACTCCAGTAGAGAAAGCCAATACCCCTGAGTGGTATAGTTCACATGTGGGTGCCTATGGAGATGCCTCTTTTCAAAGTAATGATGCTCCTACAGTTTATACTAATTATGGTACTATTAATTTAGAGCCACCAGGATCATTAAACAGTTCTCCCATATCTGCGGTGGCAACAGATTTTAGTACCGAAAAATATAAAGAGGGAGCAAATAGACAAAAATTTAAAACAATTTTAGAAGAGCCTAGCCGCGTAAGAATAAACATTCCGCAAGGCAGGTCAGTATATGATGCTGTAAACAGTATTATGAGTTTATGTTATGATCTTATGAGCAAAGCAACTAGACTGGTAGATTTTGAAGACCCATCTAAAGGCGTAAACACAGACCAAACATATGTATATTGGTATGATATTGAACATTTTATTAATACTGATCTAAGTGATAGTGCATACGATCCATTAAATAACAACTATAAATCCAAAATCGAGTACTCAGTGACATTAATAAAAAATGCTAGAGCTGATATTGGTATTTCGGCAAATGAACTAAGCATGTCTTTAAGTGCGGAGGATATCACCTCTAGATTAAATGAATTAAAAATATCAAAAGAATACCTCTATATGTTTACAGGGTTGAACGACCAGATCATAAATATGGATTTAAAATTTGATGAAGCCTATGTACTTAGTGTACCTTTTTATGGTATGGGAAATCCGCAAGAACAATTAGCATATGCATTATCAGGTGATTTAACTTTAGATGAAGCAAACAAGTCTGACAATGTGCTGTTAAATTCACCTAGTGATAAGGCTACCGAACAGCAACAAAAAGATAATATTTTAAAATTTATTAATGATTTAAAAGATGATGCAGGCGAATTAAAGGCTGAAGCAAGTGGACTAACAGAACAATTAGCAAATCCAAATACAGGAATGTTTGGTAGAGAATTTTTAGAAACAGCATTAACAAATAAAGGTAGTAAAGAAGAATCAGATTTGGTTGAAGCCATACGAAAAAGTGACAGTTTAAGACAAGCCGTAAACGCCCAACTTACAAAAAACAGAATATCAGCAAATGCTAATAGTCCAACATCCAGTGATTCATCTGACGACCCAGATGGTGAAAACCCAAAACCAGAAAATGAAGAAAATATAGAAGAAACAGCAAGAGAAATTCCTGTTTGGTCGTCCCAATTAGTTCCAGGATTAGAAGGACCTGGTGATGATCCTAGGATTGCTAGAGCATTTGGTAGTATACTAGATGAAAAAATTAACTCTTACACTTCAAGCACAACTTTAAAAACTGCTGATGTAATAACAACAAAAACATCAACAAACCGACAGTTCATAAC